AGCAAAGCCTTAGAAGCCACTCAAGGAAAACACAGAAGCGGGTTAGCATTGGCCACCGGAGTTGGTAAGACTCTGGTTGGTCTATTGCATCTTGAAAGAGAGTTTAGCCCACTGAAGAATATTCTTATAGTAGCTCCAAAGAAATCAATTATTGAAGAATGGAAGGTTCAGGCTGTTAAGTTTAGTAAAGAAGATTTGTTAACTAATGTAACCTTCAGTACTTATCTAAGCTTGAATAAGAAGAATCCACAGGATTATGACATTGTCTATCTTGATGAGTGTCACAACTTATTAGATAACCATAGAGAATTCTTGGATAACTATTCAGGAATGATTCTAGGTCTTACCGGTACTCCACCCAAGAGAGAAGATTCTGATAAGGGTAGAATGGTCAGTGAATTCTGTCCAATGGTACATACCTATGTTACTGATGATGCTGTAGAAGCCAAGATTCTTAATGATTATAAGATTATTGTGCATGAACTGTATCTCAGTAATGATAAGAATGTGGCCGTAAAAACTAAAAGTGGTTCTTTTTTTACCTCTGAGAAAGCCAATTATCAATATTGGTGTGGAAGAGTAGAGAATGCGTCACCCGGTAAATCTGTACAGATTGCCAGAATTATGCGTATGAAGGCTCTCATGGAGTATCCAACAAAAGAGAAATACACTAAGAGACTTCTTGATAGCATTAAGTCTAAGTGTATCATTTTTGCTAATACCCAAGAGCAAGCAGATAGACTGTCTCAGCACAGTTATCATAGCACTAACCCTGAGTCTGCTACAAATTTAGAAGACTTTAAGGTTGGTTCTATTACAAAACTATCTTGTGTACTACAGTTGAGTGAGGGTGTAAATATCCCAAACTTACGCCAAGGTATCATACTGCATGCATATGGTAATGAAAGAAAGGCAGCACAGAGAATTGGCCGGCTATTGCGTCTGAACCCAGATGAGACTGCTACAGTACATATCTTATGTTATGTGGATACTGTAGATGACAAATGGGTAAAAGAGGCTCTAGATGGCTATGATCAATCTAAAATTACATGGGTTGACTACAAAATTGCTCTGTGAATTATTAATTTTTGTAATTTGAGCACAAATTATGGTTTTGGAAAAAACGCACAAACTCATATTACTCAATGACAGTGAGAATTCATATCTTTATGTTATGGCTTGTCTTGTCAAGGTATGTGGTCATGACTCTGTACAAGCAGAGCAATGTGCATTAATAACACATAATAAAGGTAAATGTCAAATAAAGTCTGGAGACTTTCTCAACATGTTTGAGATGAAAGCCTATCTCCAGGACTTAAGTCTTAAAGTAGAATTGGAAGATTATGTTAGTGATTTGTATTAATGATGGTAACAGACCTAAACAGGTACCTGCTGAGAAGTGGATTGTTAAAGGTCAGATGTATACAGTAATTGGTACAACACAGATGAATCTACAAAGGAATAAAATTGGTCTTAAACTCAAGGAAATTGAGTTAGACCATTCTTGTTTTCCCTATGAATACTTTGATGCTGATAGGTTCAAGATAGTTCAACCTGAGATTTCTGTTGCTAAACAAGAAACTGAAGAGTTTGCTATTTAAACCACAAAAGTTTAAACTTTAAATCAAATATATGAATGATGACACAAAAGGTAGCATAATTGCTATCAGCATTGTTGTGCTAATTGGTTATGGTTGGTTTGCTAACTTGTATAAGTTAAGCCAATACAACTTTGATAGACCCTACAGAGCAGAAGTTCTAAGAGGTGTGGGAGCCGTAGTATTTCCTGTAGGTGTAGTAATGGGTTATTTCACAATTGAAGATGATTAATGTATAAAAGACAATACGTAAACAGAATCCTAAATTCTTTACCTACTAAGACGCTTATCAATATTAAAGTAGCCATAAGATCTGGCCATAATGTTGATACACTTATGAAGGATTTTCCAATTCTTAAAACGTATCAGGCTAGATTTTTGTATTTCTATTATAAAGAGATGGACTTTAGTACAAGAGCAGCTAAGTTAGGTCACAAGGATGAACCGTATTTTGAAGGAGACTTTCCTATAATACCAAAGTACAGACTTGAAGACCTCACTGGAGAAGAGAAGATGATTGCCAAAAATGGACCTAAAGCAAAACTTATTGTATGGGAAAAATGAAGCAAGTCTACATGGATTTGTGGGAACAGCAAGGTGGAGATATTCCACCAGACTATGATCTTGCAGGTTATTTAGCAAAACAAAAAACAGAGTATGAACTTGAACTCAGGAAAGACGCAGAAGCACTTGAGGCTTTTGAGAGAGAAACGGATCAGCAAAATGATGATTCAGTACATGACAATGGTAGTAGCAAGCCGGAAGCATGACGGGGTGTTATCCCCAGACATAGTAAAAACCAAAAACCCAGAGGAAGGGTGTTAAAAGCAGAGTATGAAAAAATTAATGTTAGGAGCTCTACTACTATTGAGCATTACAACTAGTGTTTACTCACAAGACTACAGTCTTAAAGACAATGTATTTACAGTTAGTATTCAAAGTGGAGTTGGTGTTAAAATTAAAGTCAACTTTAATATTGATCAAAAAACAGTTGATACTTTGATGAAGTATCCTGATTTTATTAATTGGGATACATCTATGTATAACAATCCTGTAAAAAATGCAGATTACATAGCAAGTCATAAAAACCATAGTCATTTTGAAAATTATCTAAATGGACTTACTCTTATGGCAAGTATATGGGCTCAGCTGGATCTTAAAAATGGTAGAAGTTATACACCAATTCTTGATTCTTATGGTACAATTAGAATGACTAAGGAAGGTGAACTTTCTATAACACATTCTTTTCAAGCACAAAATGGATATGGTAATGCTGTTACTTTAACAGGATTCTATTTTATTAAGTGGGTTGATGGTAAAGAAGAAAGTAGACACTTTGTATATCAATGAAACATTTCCTCAAATATCTAGTGGTATGGATAAGTCAAAACTTATCTATGCCGTTCTGGGTAGTAGGACATATACACTTGAGTGTTAATGTCTATGAGGATATTTATGAAATACTGGCTTCTATAGGAATGAATCTTATAGTGGCCATAGGATTTGTAATTGATTATATAGAAACAAGAAAATCAAAACAAGATGAAAGAACAAAAGATTAAGTACCAGTCATGGTCAAAAGAAGAGATGGCATTATTAGCACATCTTATGAGTACTGCATTTAATGCAGGCAAAAATCAATCAGAGGCAGCAGAGTTTGCTTCAACTAAATTAGGTAGATCTAAGGGAGCATGTATGGGCATGTATCATAATAAGATGCGTGGGAAACCATTATCAATATGGTCATTACTGCCTGAACCAGGAGAGCTAGACACTCCAATAGACTTAGGATCAGACACAGATATTGACAAAGAACCTGATTATACAAAAAGTTTTAGCTTTGTAGATGATCTTATGCATAAGATGCAAAATCCAGAAGGATACACATCTATGTTTGAGTATGATGAAATACAGGAGCCTATGAAGATTACTGTTCATGATGGTGAAACTACAGCAGAAGCTGAAATCCTGATTGACAAGAATGATTTGATAGTTGCAAAAGTTAAGGGTTTAATTATCACAATAGAATTATAATATCTGTCTGCAACCCCAGATAGGTTACTCATGTAGCAAAATGGTGCTAAGATAGCGGACTCTAAGGAGCGTCTATCACAGGTTCAAGTCCTGTCATGAGTACTGCTTATTTCATAAGCGCGTATAAATAGTTTAGTTAGGTAGGTAAGGTGGTCACTACGTCTAGTGACACATGGTTCCATAGCTCAATTGGATAGAGCACTGCCCTTCTAAGGCAGGGGTTATAGGTTCGACTCCTATTGGGATCACTAAATAAATAAGTATGAGAGTAAGAGACAGATTTTGGGAAGGCTTCTATGTAGGAGTATCAGTTGGCATCATAGTATGTTGTATGAGTATAGTTATTGTTTTACAATTAGTTTATTGATTATGAAAAGAGGATTAGCATTATTGAGTTTACTGTGGATGTTTAATGCATCAGCACAGATTGAGGTTTCCAGCAAAAAGCAAGAAACTGTATTTTGTACAAACATGGGTTTGCACTGTATTGTAAATGTTACTGTAGATACAGTATCTACCTATTGGCTATCATTCCGTGATGCTGCCTATAAGCATATTGAGGTACAGAAGAACCTGAGATTTTCAAGTAAAGAAGATCTTATGACCTTCTATACGTATATTGTAGCTTGTATTGGTAGTGAAGAGAGCCAAGTTCTTTCATTTAATGACCAGACTGTTGGTCTTAATTATGAGATGAATCTGATTAAAGTGACATTTGAAGAAGGTTACTTCTATGTAACCAGCAAACAGGCTTTAAAGTGTATTGATGCATTGAAAAGCTATAAAAACTAAGATTATGAAAGTAGAGATTTTAATGAATGGAACAACTAAGATTGTTCTTATTCCAGAAACTGATATTGAGATTGCCATCCTTGCTGCTGTAGCTAAAGGAGGTGTAGAATCAGTGTTAATCACCCAGCACACACAGATTTTAGATAAGATCATCTTAGATGGTCTTGTAATTATGCCTAAAGTAGAACGCAAAGAAGGCATGAAAGTTATTGAAGTTGAAGAATAAACCATTAGTATATGATTTCAGAAAATGATTTTGCAGTAGAAAAACCAGGTAATAAAACTGTCCAGTTGCGTAATAAATTATGCAAGAAAATTATAGAAGAGCATTTCAATATGACTTCTGCAGTGGACAGAAATTTTAATTATCTTTGGTATATGTACCACAGAGGTACTAAACAAGGGAACTACAAAGCCTTTATGTTGGCTTTTGAGATGAACTTGTTGGTTGCATTACAACAGATTACTGAAGAGGAAAGAGAGAACATTGCTAAAATGTGTAGCTCTGAAGATGAAGACAATCTTTATATAGGTTTACTAGCTATTGATAACTTTAGAAAGCAAAGAATCAAGCAACACGGTCAGTGGAAACCTTATGGTGAAGATGTATCTCCAGAATTCAGAGAAGTCATTAGCAAATATCCAACTCTCATAGTCAAAGGTGAAAAACTTGATAAATTATGAAAGAACAAGAACTTATAGCTGAAGGTTTTGAAAGAATAGACCAACCTGTAGAAGAAACAGGAGATCAAACTGACTATTACTTCTATCAACTTGAATTCAATCCTGACTTTGTCCTGATGAGTGACGCAAGTGATGAGATTAACAATGATCAGTGGAAAGTTTACTGCTATGAGTCTGGTATAGTTATCAAGGACTTGGCAGATGTGCAGATGTTAATTGCACTCTTTGGAAAGTGGGATAAACAGAAAAAGTAATCAGTATGTTTATAGGAACATTAGTGAAGAGTAATTCTAAGTTGAGTTACTCTAATGGGAAAGATAAGCTCTTATATGATCAGTTCATTGCTAAGATCAAGGACGGTGAAGAAGTAGAGATTTTTGTATGTCTTAAGGGTAGGGGAACATCTCCTGCCCAAATAAGTAAAGTTCATGCCTGTATAAGAGAAATAGCAGGAGAACTTGGGTTTCCATTTGATGACATGAAATTGATCATCAAAGAGAAGGCTGGATTATGCTATGAAGTAGAAGATGAAGGTGAAAGAAAGATAGTATGCAAATCATTTGCTGATTGCAGTTTACTAGAAATAACCTTGGCTATTGAAGCTTGTAAAGATGTAGCTAGACAGAATGATATTATTCTTGAGTAGGAGCCTCATATCCTTCATCCCCTGGTTGAAGAAGTTCTTTCTCATCATAAAGAGCATTCTCTTTAGCAACTTTTTCAATTTCTGCTAACAAAACAGTAATTGTATAAAAGCTACGCTCAAGATCATTCATTTCTTCATATTTCCCTCCCATTATTTTCTTAAGAGATTCATCTCTTTTGACAGGGTCAGGAACTTGATTGAATAGATAGAAGAGTACATGCTTAAGCATCTTATAGAAGTTATTATTGACCTTTACATCAATAATAGTGTCTTGTTTGAGTTCTTTTACTTTAACCGCCATAACACAAATATAGAAAATATGAATCAGAAACTAGACATTGAGGAAATAAAAGAAAAAATATTGGCTAAACTTGAACCATCAGGTTGGGCTAGAGTATTGAAGAGTTTTATCTATAGCAGTGACTTTGATAACATTATAGTAGAGCTTGCTAAACAAGCAAAAGATGGTAAGAGATTTACCCCTACTATGAAGAACTGGTTCCGGGCATTTGAAGAGTGCCCATACAGTGAGCTTAGGGTGGTAGTCATTGGCCAAGATCCATACCCTGGATTAGGACATGCTGATGGGATATCATTTAGTCTGAGTCAAACAGAAGATATGCAACCAAGTTTAAAGTACTTGTTAAATGCAGTCAACAAGTCCGTATATAATAGTGCACCAGTTTCCGTAGATAAAGATCTTACAAGATGGGCAAACCAAGGTGTACTAATGTTTAATACGGCTTTGACAACTAATGTAGGTAAGATAGGTCAGCATTATCTGATTTGGAAGCCATTCTCTGCATACCTGTTTGATTGGCTTACCTGGCACAACAGTGGAATCATTTACGTGTACTTAGGTAAGAAAGCAGAAGAATGGGCATCATGTGTAAATGATAATAACTACAAGTTCTTTGTAACGCACCCAGCAGCCGCCAGCTATACTGGCCATAAAGAATGGGATAGCAAGAATGTATTTGTAGAGATTAAAGATTTACTCAAGAAGAATAATAATTTTGATATTGAGTGGTGATGGAAGAAATTTTCAACAAATTAATAAAGAACGGCTTGTCTCCAAACCAGTTCTATTTACTGTGGTGTAAGAAGAACAGTATTGTACCATCATTTAACACCAACTATTCTGTAGAGCTAATGCGTCTCAAGAATGGTGGATGGTTGAATGATGATGATACAATCACAAGTCCTTCTCTCATACTTTTACAAGAAATAGAATCTTACTTTAAGAACAGTAAGAAAAAGACTTCTAAAGACGTTATGGGTGAAAATTTCATGGTAAACATTGAGGCTTATTTGGAACTTTTTCCTAAATTTAAGCTTCCCAGCGGTAAATATGCAAGAGCAGACAAGACAAACCTTGAAGGTAACTTCAGGTGGTTCTTTGAGAGTCACAAGTACTCTTGGGAAACAGTATTTAACGCAACAAAGTTGTATTTAGATCAGTATGAAAGACAAGGTTACAAATACATGAGAACTTCTCAGTACTTTATCCGCAAACAGAATCCTGATAAGACATATGATTCAGAGCTAGCAAATTATTGTGATATGATTACAAATGGAGAAACAGGAATTGATGACACACATTTTAGTGAGAAAGTATTTTGATAGACTACAAATTAAAGATCTTCATTATAGCATTAATGGGATCACTCATTGGGTACAAAGTAGTTGATCTATTTATAATCCCAGTGACCTTTTGGCAATACTTCAGTATTGAAGTTGTCATAACAGTATTACATGTACTCTATGACATTGTCAAGCAGAAGGAAATAAACAGGTAAATATGGATAACAAAGAAAAGGCTGGTCCAAAGAAAAAGTGGAACAGCCAACGTGAAGGTTTTCAGGAATCTCTGAGATATCTACAGGGTAGAATGAAAGGTGAGATTAAAAGTCTCAGAACACCATGGGCAAAGTTTAATAATGCAACTACAGATGGATTAGAGTGGAATACCTTCACTGTGATTGCCGGTAGGCCTGCCAGTGGTAAGACTCTTATTGCAGAACAAATTGTAAGAGAGTCCTTTCCTCTTAACCCCGGTGAGAACTTTAGAGTCCTGCAATTCCAATTTGAGATGCTAGCAAGAACTTCTGCAATACGTGAGTATTCCAGTGTGATTGGTAGATCTTACAAGTACTTATGTAGTGCTGACGGAAAACTTTCAGGTGATGATTTACAAAAATGTTATGATTACGCAAAAGCCAAAATAAAGTATCCCATAGACGTAGTAGAAAGGCCTTGTACCGTAGAAGAGTTCAAGCAAATTATAGGGGAATACATGATGGACCATGCACACTATGATTCTGATGATAATCTGATTTTTACAAAAGCTCTGATTACTATAGATCACTCTGTACTATTTAAGAACGGACCTACGGAAAAGTCTAAGCAGGACATGCTAGCAAACCTAGGTGAAGCAATTACATCTCTTAAAAGACAGTGGCCGGTAGCATTTGTACTCTTGAGTCAGCTCAATAGAAATATTGACAACCCTGAGAGAAGTGAAGATGGTAAATATGGTAATTACGTGCTTGAGTCTGATATATTTGGTTCTGATGCAATTCTGCAGCATGCTGATACTGTCATAGGAATTAATAGACCTGGTAAACAGAAAATTAGATTCTATGGACCTGATAGGTATGTGATTGATGATGACAAGATCTTAGTACTACACTTTCTTAAATCAAGAAATGGTGAGACTGGATTATGTTTCTTCAAGGCTGAATTTGAAAAGATGATGATTGCAGAGATGATTACACCTCCACAACAGGAGAAAAGACTAACAACAAAATAGTAAATTATGAGTTTAACAACAAAACCTACAATCAACAGGCAAGAAAAGACTGAGGAACTGTATGCGTTTCATGAATGGAAATTCAAGTTACTAGGTGAAGACAACCCAGTATTCATCCCCAAGTGTGCTTATGTGCCTAAATTTATGTCAGAGCAGCATATTGGATTCTTTCTTAGTGAACTTAAGAAAGGCAAGGATATCTATACTGAGTTTACAAGTATTGACCTAGACCCTGAAGATCCTACCAGAACTCTTTACAAGTGGAGATTCAATCCCCATTATGAAGAAGAGTATGAGAAGACTGAACCAGCAGCTAATGGTCATTTCAGATATCTTGTCCCTGTATCAGAGTTGATTAAGATTGAAATGGAACAAGCAGTAGAGGTAAGTGAGTTCCCAGACTTTGATGAGATCATGGATCCAGATCTAGATGCTCCGTTGAGTCAAATTACAATGAGAGATCTTGCAGCTATCATGCTTAAAAAGCCGGTAAGTAACAAGAAATGGTTAAATGACATCATTAATTCTTAAGTCATGGGAATAACATTGCCAACTGTAAAAATTAAGGGGGACAGAGTGAACCCTAAGAGAATATTAATTTATTCTAAGCCAAAGACTGGTAAAACCACAGCGTATGCTGGTCTTGATAACAATCTGATTTTTGATTTAGAAAACGGAACTGATTACATTGATGCTCTTAAGATTAAGATCACTACTCTTCAAGAACTGCTAGATGCCGGTAAAGCTATTAAGGAAGCAGGAAGACCATATGATTATGTTACCATAGATACTGTAACTGCATTAGAGGAAATGATTATGCCATTGGCTATCAAACTCTACAGACAGACTCCAATGGGTAAGAACTTTGATGGTGACACTGTAGTTACTTTAGCTAATGGTGCAGGATATTTATATATCCGTCAAGCATTCTTCCAAGTATTGGATTTTATTGATACATTAGCGCCCACAATTATCTTATCAGGTCATATCAAAGACAAACAAGTTGATGATAAAGGTGAACTAGTTATGTCTGCCAACATTGACTTAACTGGTAAGATTAAATCAATGATTTGTGCACAGGCTGATGCTATTGGTTATATGTATAGAAAAGGTAATAAGACCATTCTTACATTCAAAACCAATGATGAAGTCACTTGTGGTGCAAGACCAGAGCATCTTAGAAATGAGGAGATAGTAATAACAGAGATGATTGACGGAGTCCTTAAGACAACTTGGGACAAGGTATTTATTAACAAATAAAACAAAGAAAGATGGCTTTAAGCACAACAGATTTGGGCAAAGAAGGTGGAGGACTACCTAAAACATTTGCACCGGGAAACCACGCACTACAAATTAACAGTGTGTATTTAGAAGATTTCAAATTCATTCCAGATGCAGTGCATCTCATGATGAACATGGAGACTGAACCTATTGAAGGGTTTGAAGGATTTATGATTGACAAAGATGATGCAAGCAAGGGTCACTATGCAGGTCAGATTGGTAGAGTTAAGGCTAGCCAATATGCATTTGCTGATGGTGAGACTAAGTCAGGTATCAAGATTCAGAGAGATAGATCTATCATGATGTTCTTGCAGAACTTATGTAAGACTTTGGGAATCAATGATTGGTTCTTGGCCCAGGATAATAAGCATGACACAATCCAGGAGTTTGTAAATGCATTCAACACCACAGCTCCTTTTAAAGATAAGTATCTTGAGTTCTGTATTGCTGGTAAAGAATATGAAGGTAAAACTGGTTACACTAATTACGATATGTGGTTGCCAAAAGGTTCTAAAGATGGTTATGCCTATGCAGCTAAAGGCTCTAAGGTAGTGCCTTACAATGAGGCAGATCATCTTAAGAAACTAGAAGTAAAACCCGTTGTGGGATTCGGTGATGATGATTTGGATATTCCAACTAGATCATCTTCAGACTTCAGTCTTGACTAAGCATAGCAGCTTATAGTTAAAGGGGAGTCTAAGGGTTCCCCTTTTCTATTAAATTTACAAATTATGATATCTACAAGAACAATTATCGGGGGTATAGAAGATGTACCAAGAGAATGGATATTTGAATACTATCTCAATCTCAAGGAAAGACTAACAGGTCAAGATGTAAAGATTTTATCTGCATTTAATTCTAGTGATAAAGTACCATCCATGTTTGTCTATTTTGACACCATGAGTGGACAGTACAAGTTCAAAGATTTCTCTTCAGGTCATCAGGGTGATGCAATTCATTTAGTAACATCCTTGTTTAATCTTGGAACATTTGCTCATACAGTCAATAAAATTGTGGCTGATTATGCTGCCTATCTCAAGGATAATAACATTACTGCAACTACAGAGCATCAGTTTCATGATAAGTTTAAGGTTACTGACTATGAGATCAGACACTGGACTAATCTAGATGAGGCCTATTGGATGGGTTACAAGATAGGTTCTAAGTTATTAGAGCACTACAATGTTGCTCCGTTAGAGTTCTTCACTATGGAGAAGACAGAACTAGATGGTACTGTAACTTCTATGACCTTTAATAGAAAGTATGTCTATGGTTATTTCCGGAAAGATGGTTCTTTATACAAGATCTACATGCCCAAGAATCCAGAGAAGAAGTTTATCAAAGTTGAGAATTATACACAGGGTTCTGATCAGTTAACCTCTAGCAGTTGTGATGCTTTGATTATTACTTCATCTCTCAAAGATTTAATGGCATTTAGGAAACTTGGAATAAAAGGTTATCAATCAATTGCTCCTGACAGTGAGAACAGTATGATTACTAAAACTGGTATGCACATATTGAAGCAAAGATTTGGTAAGGTGATCGTCTTGTTTGACAATGATGAACCGGGTATAGCAGCAGCTAAGAAGTATCAGGAAAACTATGGAGTTAGCTATGTAGTGCTTGATATGGAGAAGGATTTATCTGATTCAGTCAAGGCTCATGGTCTTATTAAAGTCAAGGAAAAATTAGTATCTTTATTAGATGAGTTGGACATTTCAAGGTAAAGAGTTTGATGAATTCTGCATCCCAGATGGTGGTGTAGGTTTTATCTACATGATGACTGCCATTATAGATGGTAAGTCAATTGCATATATTGGTAAGAAGAACTTCTTTGCTAATATCAAGAGGAAAATGGGTAAGAAAGCATTAGCTATGAGCACTGATAAAAGGCTCAAGAAGTATACGCGGGAACTTAAACCAGATTTCATGAGATATTACAGCAGTAATAAGATTCTCAAAGATGCTCACAAAGCAGAAGTACAAATCAAGAGAGAGATTCTCAGGATATGCTATTCAGCCACAGAGCTTACATACCAGGAAGTAAAGCACCAGTTTCAATATGAAGTGCTTGAGAAAGAAGAATTCCTAAATGGGAATATCTTAGGTAGGTTTTATAAAACAAAGTAATATGCGTTCAAAAGAAAAAGCAGATGAATTGTATAACAATTCACTAAAACTTTACGGCCAAGAAAAAGCTAAGAAAGAAGCATTGAACTCTGCTCATGCTGCTAAAGCTCTTGCCCCTATGGACCGTTGGGAATATTGGGGAAGAGTTGTAAATCACATAATTTCAAGATAAGTATGACAGAAATGGAAGTTACCAGCCTCTTATTGAAGCTGGCTGACCTTGGTGTGACCGGGGTTAAAGTAAGATATGAAGGTGGAGGAGACTCAGGTGCTATTGAATGGATATACTATACAACAAGTCCCTGTGAGAATCCACATGATGTAGATGACTTAGTTGATGAATGGGGAGGTGATTCTGCAGATTTGAGAAGCTTGACTTCTGAATTATGTGATGATTTAGAATCTTTTGCCAATAATAGAATTTTAGATGATCTTGAAGATTGGTGGAATAATGATGGTGGTTATGGAGAACTATCAATCTGTGTGCCTTCAGGACAGTACAAAGTCAACAATGTTATTAGAGTAACTCAAGAGTTCTTGCATGAAGGAGATTTATTAAGTAAAGCTGATGAGTAATGGCACATCCTTGGGAACATTCAAAATCATCAGCTAGAAAGTTTGGAGGTGTACCTGAAGATTACCATCACATTCATGAGTGGTTTGATGCTACTAAAGCATGGATAGCCCATAGTAAGCATAGGATGTTTAGACATCATGCTGAAGGTATCTTTGAATGTGAGAAGGTATTTGGTGTATCTTTTGTCAACTCTGCTGGTAAAACTGTATACACAAGATATGTTGCAGAACAGCATGTCAAGGAGGATTGTAATAATTATATCCCTAGTGCTAAAGAATGGGTGGATAACATTAATACACCTACAGAATGGATGATTAAAACACTTAAAATAGAAGACTGATGATTTTAAACAGACAAGAAGCAAGTAATATCTTAAAGATGTTACAGTCAGAAGATCAAGACAACATGACTATAGCTTTCCAGGCTATTGATGCTCACACATTTAGTACAAAAGAAATTGGATATCTTATTTATTTCTACAAGTTTAGTAAATATGATAAGGCTGCTTGGGAAAATCATGCTCCGAAGTCTTACAAAATTTTGGACAAGTTTGTAAATATGAATGAGCCTCTTACTTATGGTAAGGGTCTGACAATTATGATTGAAAAGAAAACTAAGCCTGAGATTATTGAGCTGTTCTTAGAAGGACATGTAGCTGAATTAACTCGGATGTTAGGAACTATGGGTTACCCCGTAGAGAGTTTAGAGATTAACATAAATCTAAAGAAATGAGTAAACATGATTCACTGGGTAAAGCCAGCAAAGAGCTAATGTGGAAAGAACCCTTCTATGGTTTCTTTCTGATTATGCTAAACAAGATTTGGACTAATAGAGTTCCAACGGCAGGCGTAAGTAAGAATGGTATTAACTACCAACTTGCTATCAATGAAGATTTCTGGGAGAAATTACCAGAAGCACATCACATAGGTTTACTAAAGCATGAGTTATTGCACATTGCTTTCTTCCACCTGAGTCAAGTATTTAAGTTTCCAGATCACAAGATGGCAAACATAGCTATGGACATGGAGATCAATCAGTACATTGATGATGAATATTTACCTGAAGGTGGTATTGACATCAAAGACTATGATGACATGAATCTTGACCTTAAAGCTGGTTGCCGTTATTATTATGACAAGCTTAAACAAGCTCAGGAAGAGAAAAAACAGAATGGTACATGTGGTTCTCCTAATATGGATAAACTACTGGATGGTCTAGAACAAGGACAATGTACCGTAGTTATAGGTGGTCCTGGCGGTGATAAAGAAGTAGAGATTCCAGAACATGCTACATGGGAAGAATTTGAAGATTTATCTGAAGCAGAGCAAAAGTTGATTGAACAACAAGTTCAAAGAATTCTTACTAATGCTGCAGAACAAACTGTAAAGAAGAGAGGTACTGTACCGGGTAATATCCAACAGCTACTTGACAAACTTCAAAATTTGGAAAAGCCTAAGTTTGACTGGCGTGGTTATGTCAGAAGATTCACAGGTACATCTACTAAAGTTTTTACAAAGAAGCTTAGAAGAAAAGAGAATAGAAGATATTCTGACAATCCAGGTCTGAAGATTAAGATGAGACAACACATGTTGTTGGCCATTGATACTTCAGGTTCTGTAAGTGACACTGAACTCAAAGAGTTTATGGGTGAGATTTATCACATTCATAAGTGTGGGGTTGACGTTACTATTATCCAGTGTGATACAACAATTAAATCTATTGAACCGTTTGATCCCAAGAAAGATCTTACAGTTCATGGAAGAGGTGGGACTGAATTTGATCCCGTCCTAGAATATTATAATGCCAATCTAAGAAAGTATACAAGTCTTGTATATTTTACAGATGGTGAGTGTTACTCATCTGTGCAACCAAAAGCACCAGTATTATGGGTGCTGTCTGAACGGTCAAGTATGAATGATAGCCTTCCGGGCAAAGTGATTAAGTTAGAACTCTAAAAAGAAAAGTTATGAGCCAAGTACAATTGAATATTGATGAATTAAAAGGATTTTTGGGACACATGGTTAGAAATAACCAGTTCATTCAAGCTCAGGGCAAAGTTCCTGTAGCTGTAAATATTGAGGGTGATGCAGGTTTGGGTAAGACTTCTTCCCTAATGCAGCTCGCTGTTGAGATGGATATGGCTGTAATTAAGCTAAACTTGAGCCAGATAGAAGAGTTGGGTGACCTTGTAGGTTTCCCATTCAAAGAATTTGAGATTGAGAATAAAGAAGGTGCAAAGAAATGGGTTCAAGAAACTTTACTTGAGACATATGTCAAGAATGGATTTAGACCTACTAGTCAAAGTAGAATGTCTCATGCTGCTCCTGAATGGATTCAGGGTCAACAAGAAGGTGGTTTCCTAATCCTTGATGACTACACTCGTGCAGACCAAAGATTTATGCAAGCCACTATGGAGTTAATAGACCGTCAAGAGTATATCTCTTGGAAGCTACCTAAGAACTGGCATATCGTCTTGACTACTAATCCAGACAATGGTGACTATAATGTAACTAGTCTTGACATTGCTCAGAAGACCAGATTTATCTCTACTGAGGTAAAATTCTGTGAGAAAGTGTGGGCACGTTGGGCAGAGTCTGTTGGTATTGACGGTAGATGTATCAACTTCTTGTTGATGAATCCTGAGATAGTAACTACATCTGTTAATCCAAGAGCTATTACTACCTTCTTTAACTCTATCAGCTCTATTACTAAGTTTGAGGATGAGTTGCCAGTTATTCAAATGATTGGTGAAGGTTCTGTAGGTCCAGAAGTATCATCTTTGTTCACTATGTTCATTAATAATCAGATGGATAGAATCATTGCACCAAGTGACGTGATTAACAATCCTAATGAGGCTTATGTTATTGGTCAGTTGAACTCTGTAATTGGTACAGGAGATGATTTCCGTGCTGATATTTCTAGTGTGATGGCTACACGTTTGATCAACTTTTGTTTGGTGCATTCACAAGATAAAGCAGTTCCAGATGCAATGATTAATCGTGTGATTAAACTACTTACAGACTGTGATTCATTCTCTGATGACTTGAAGTATTTCATGGTTAAAGAGATTGTCAATGGAAACAAAGCCAAATGGCAAAAACTAATGATGAACAGTGCGGTAGTCAAGATGGCTGTCAAGTAAAACAAGCGTAGAGCAGTTCCCCTCTAAAAGGAACTTCTTACTAATTCAAAACAATGATAAGGCGGGGTAAAACTCGCCTTATACAATTTAATAAAGTATGGAAACATTTTTAAAATTCAGTATTGATCTGGAAGATGGCAGTTTTTGGCATTCAAAGAAACATGAAGACTATAAGATTTCAGTTGGTATAGATGCTGTAGACGGTACTTATGATGGTGTTAAAAAGTTTGAGGCTAAGCGTGTATGTGATCTTCAGCAAGGTGATAAGTTATTCTTTGCTACTGGAGTTACTATACCAAGAGTAAAACTAAAGAATATCTATAATGAGTTTGGTGCTAAGTCTGTTAGAGATATAGATCAAGCTGATAAGGTTATCATTGGTCATAAGACTGATGATGCACTATGTGATTATAGCTGGTCTTATAAAGTAACAACAGAAGGTTTCAAGAACTTCATTGAAGCCTTAGAGCCTGATGTAAATATTGATACTTATTACTTACAAAAGGTAAGAGATGCTTTAGAGTTCTACCAAAATGAATATGTTGTGATAGATAGCTACAGTTCGGCAAGGTTGCTAACTGATGCTGTAGTACCTAATTCTTTATCTAATGAAGATTGTAAGGGTAGTAATCCTTTTTACTATATCAAAGCAGACCGTGTAGAAGAATACAAGTCTTATCAAGGTGCAGATATTTATCATGAAGATTCTTTACTTAAGTATATCAATGGTACAGATGCTGTTACTATAGATGAGACTATGTACAATACACTCTGCGGGATGTTTAATAGCGGTGACACAGACAATACTGTATTGGCAATGGAGATTATGGCTAACTCAAATTACTTTGAGAGTCTAGTTTATATTCTTATGTTGTTTGAAGAATATGGTAGTAGAATCAGTGATCAAAGAAGTAGAAACCACGTCAACTTCAAGGGTCTATGTTCTTATCTAGGTATTAGTCCTAATTATATTAGTAAAGATGATGTTGTATCGGGTCTACTCCAAAAAGATGCAGTTACTATAGAGAACATGAGTATAGTAATAAAGAAGTATCATGATGAGGTTTCAAATCGTGGTGACTCAACCTACTTTAAAGTACAAGCTGTGACTTTCAATGATAAGATTTCTCAGATACTTGAGAAGCAGTTAGTCAAGAGAGTAGAAGTATTTACACTAATTAAAAAAGAAGAAGATGCCATTGAGCCTCAACACGCTGAACTCGGATCTAGTCCAGTTCTATAATGAGAAGTTTTATTTTAGCTACTCAGGCATAAATAAGCTTTTACAATCCCCAAAATGGTTCTACAACCATTACATTCTCAAGCAAAAAGAAGATAGTACAGATACCCACCTCATAGCAGGTAGGGTACTGCACTGTCTATTACTTGAGCCAGATAAATTTGATGACCATTTTGTAATGATGCCCGGGAAAATTCCTACGGCAAGCAACAAAGTAATTTTAGAACATATTTTCTATCATAATTACTTGCCATTACAAAATGAATCATTAACTTTGGAGGACTTCCCTACAGATATACTCAATCAGCTACTCTCAAACAATCTCTATCAAGCACTTAAAACAGACGCACAGAGAATTGATAAGATACTTACAGATGATAACAAGGTATATTTTGATTTCCTCAAAGTTAAAGAACAAGGTAAAACAGTTATTGACGCTTCTGTAAAGTCAAAGGCAGAAGAATCACTAATTAGCCTCAAAGCAAGTGACATGGCAATGGGGCTGTTACAACTAGGACATGACAACTCCAATGGTGTAACTGTTTACAATGAGGTAGCACTCAAAACAGAACTTACAGATTTTAAATTTGGTCTAAAAGGTTTTGCTGATAGTATAGTAGTGGATGAAAACACTAAGACTATCTTCATTAGTGACCTTAAGACAACCAGCAAATCTATTCAAAGCTTCCCAGACACAGTAGACTTCTACCGCTATGATATTCAAGCGGCCATCTACTGCATTATGGGGTTCAACAATCTGATTAAAGAAAAAGCTGATGCTAATGAATGGAAAATTGTGTTTACATTTATTGTAATTGATAAGTATAACCAGGTTTATCCATTCCAAGTTTCAGAGGAAACGCTAAGTATGTGGATGGAGAGTTTTTCTGAGCTTCTTAATGTGTTGAACTATCATTATGAGCAGAAAGACTATACCTTACCTTACAACTTAGCAATTGGTAATGTAAAATTGTAGAATGTATGTTAATAGAAGCGCTTCATACGGAATATTTCCAAAAGTCCAAGGTGTTATTTTATCCGCTCCTTGGAATTAAAAGAGGTTGTCCTGCTATACCTGACCAGACATATTTGTCTTGGGAAGGGTATATGACACCCGAGGATAAAAAATTAATAACTGTCTATTCAAAGAGAACAGATGCTGAGTATCTGACATTTGAGAAGAATACATTACTAGGCCACAAGAGGGTCTGTGATTATATTCCTTTGCCAGATGATCAAGTTCTGATATCTTTTGACTTTTCTGATTTAACAAATGATTGGAACCATTTTATCAATGGTCAGTACAGTAAGATGAATCCTGATTTAAAGCGCAAAATTAGAGATCACTTTAACAAAAATAGTAGCACTCATGTCTACGTAGACAGTTACATGTTTCCAGAGAAGTATTTTAGCTTGTATGCTAATCTACTTGGTGTAAATGAAGAGTTGCTAAGAGAAGTTGGTGAACTATGTAGTAAACCAGACCTAGAAAAAGAAAACCTAATGGCGGAAGTGATCAATTTGGAAAACAGAGAAATTCTAGGTTAATTTGTATTAATTAAAAAACCAACAGTATGAGTAAAGTAAATGGTGGCAACATGTATGTTGTCAAATCATCATGGAATGAGGGAGAAACTTTTAGATTGATCCCTGTAACAGATGACTGTCCCTATGTAGAATGTATTTTTGATCCAGCTACCAAGGTATTTGTTATTATCAGTAAACTTAGCAAGACAACATTGCACATGTTGCCTAAGCTAGATGAGAACGGTGATCCGTCTCCACTGAAAACTAAGAGAGCCAATGGTAGAACGGTTAAGGAAGAAAGAAAGACTATTAAGTCTTTGGTAGAGTTCTTTGCAATTAACCACAAAGACATGGATTGGAAATCATTCCTAGAAGTTAAGAAATAGCCCTGTCAGGCAGTTGATGAGGGGAGGTAGTTGTCAAGTTCTATCTCCCCTTTTCTTATGTAAAAAATTGAGTATGAGAACACATTGGGTAATGGACTATGAGACTATTAGTAATTGTTTCATTGGAGTATTTGAAAGCGTAAAAGATGAGAGCACAGAAGTATTTGTTGTGCATGATTTGCAGAATGACATAGATGAGCTTATAGTATTCTTAGAGAGAAGCATTACCCTGGATGAGTGGCATGTTAGTTTCAATGGTCTTGGCTTTGACAGTCAGATTACTGAATATATCCTGCGGAACTCTGATCAGCTTAGAGAGATGGGTGGATGTGAGATTGCTGAATGGCTCTATGGTAAAGCACAACATATTATTCAGAGTCAAGATGAAGGTAACTTTCTAGAGTTTAGTCCTAAAGACATTCAGATAAATCAGGTAGATGTATTTAAACTGAACCATTGGGATAACCCAGCTAAAAGATCAAGCCTGAAGTGGATTCAGTATACTATGGATTGGCACAACATTGTTGATATGCCTATACACCATAGTTCTGAGATAACAACCTTTGAGCAGATAGAAGAAGTGATTCACTATTGTAAGAATGATGTTAAGTCTACTAAGGCTATCATGAAGCTTAGTAAGAAGCATATTGAGCTCCGCAAGACTTTGACAGATGAGTACAACATTAATCTGTTCTCTGCATCTGAACCAAGGATCTCTAAAGAATTGTTTCTGCATTTCCTAAGTGAGAAGACCGGAATAAAAAAGTATGAGCTTAAACAGCTTAGAACTAAGCGTGATCAGATTATAGTCAAGGATATTATTCTGGACTATGTAAAATTTAACACTGCTACGTTTCAGAAGCTACTTAGTAAGTTTAATGAAGCTATAGTACTTCCTGAAGAAACTAAAGATGGATTTAAGTATTCTATTCAGTACAAAGGTGTAAAAACTGACTTTGGTCTTGGTGGTATTCATGGTGCCAGGACAGGTAAAGTTTACAAGTCTACTGAAGAGATGGTTATCATGACTTCAGATGTTGTCAGTTATTATCCTAATCTTGCTATTAGAAATAAGTGGGCTCCTGCTCATTTACCTAAAGAAGAATTCTGTGAACAGTATGAGTGGTTCTTTGATGAGAGAAAAAAGATCAGTAAGAAAGACATCAGAAACTATGTATACAAGATCATTCTGAATTCAACCTATGGTTTGAGTAATGATGAGAATAGTTTCCTATATGATCCGGAGTTCACTATGCGTATTACTATTAATGGTCAGTTGAGTCTGGCTATGCTATATGAGATGCTTACTGAAGGAATACCTGGTTCTATACCTCTGATGCAGAATACAGATGGTCTTGAGACTATAATACCAAGAGGTTATGAAGAGAAGTACTATGAGATCTGTAAGCAATGGGAAGTGATTACCAATCTGCAGTTAGAGCATGATAAGTATGATAAGATTATTCTAGGTGATGTAAATAATTATATTGCGGTAAACATGCCAAAGCAAGTTGATTATGATACTATACTTGGAATAAGAAATGACAATCCACATTACCCTACAAAAAGAGTAATGCCTGGCGTATATGAGTACAGTGCTGTAAAGTGTAAAGGTAGATTTGAGTTTGCTGATTTGGCTCTGCATAAAAACAAGAGTCATCTAGTTGTAGCCAGAGGTATCTTCTATTACTTTGTCCATGGTGTTGACCCTAGAGACTTCTTGCAATCTCAAACTAACATCTTTGATTTCTGTGCAGGTAAAAAGATCCGCGGGGACTGGAAGTTCATCAAAGAGCATATTGATAATGGTGAGCACAAGAAAGAAGAACTACAAAAGACTATCAGATACTATATGTCTAATAGCGGATGTAAGATTATGAAAGAGAATTATGCAGATGGACGTAGTGCACAGACAGAAGCCGGTAAGTATTTACAGACCGTCTTTATTGATTATGTAGAAAAAGACATCAAAGACTATGATTTAAACTATGATTACTATCTAGAAAAGATTATGAAGGAGATTCATAAACTTGAACCGTTTATAAACCAATTAAGTTTATTCTAATGCCAAGAAAAATTCAAGACATCACCAGAGCTACTCTGGAAGCTGTTCCGTTGCCAGTTCACGCTGCCACTTACACAGTTATTTCACACAAATCAATAATGGATTATGCCCTTGCAGAGATTGCTGCAATGGGTTTCACTGTACATAGTGAAGAATATAGAGCTACCCATGATGGGCAAATTGCTCAAGGTATCTACCAGCTGAATTACAATTCAGACCCGGAGATGTCCCTTATGTTTGCATGGACAAACAGTTACAATAAACAAATTAGATTTAAATGTGCCGTAGGTGGTTATGTGCACGCTAATCAAACCGTCATGTTATGTGGTGAGATTGGTACATATGCAAGAAAGCACACAGGTACTGCAGATGCAGATACAATTGCTATGATGCAGAATCACCTGACTAATGCACAGATGTACTATGATAACCTAGTTGCTGATAAAGAAGCTATGAAAACTGTTTCTATGACTTCTAGACAGCAAGCTGAGATTCTCGGGGTACTCTTTGCAGAGTATGAGATCTTGACTACTGAGCAAGCTAGTATCATCCGTCAGCAGATGGATAAGCCAAGCTTCTTCTATAATGGTGGTAAGGATACACTATGGTCTTTCTATAACCATGCTACCGTAGCATTGCAACAGTCTCACCCAAGAACTTGGATGGAGGATCAGCGCATGCTACACTGGTTCATTAGTAATGAGTTCAACTTAGGTCAAGTTCTTGTAGCACCAATTACACCAGCAGTAGAGATTACTGTACCTATGGTAGATCCATTAAATGCTATTCCTAATCAGACTAACATCTTAGACCAGATTGCTGAGATAGAATCTACGCTTATGGCTGATGATGATGTATGGTCTGAAGTGGAAGAAATAACTGATGATATTATTGTTCCTATACAAGAACCGGATGTAATTGAATACACTGATCCTGCAGGTAATACTTTTGAAGCTATTGACTTCCACAATGCTGTAACAGCAGAAGAAGTTATAGAAGAAGAGGTAGTTGTAGTAGCACCGGAAAGAGTTAAGTTCTCAGTAGACAATACTGAAGAACCAGAACTTGATTTTGATTTGAATTTTGAAGATGACTCAGAGAATAACTCTGATCAATTCTTCTTATAAACCTTTGGGGGAAAGAATGGCTAACGCTGTTCTTTCCCCCTTTTTTTTTTCTTACTGCGGTGGTCTACTACTGTATTTCTCCATGTTCTTAATTAGAGTTTCAGCGTCTCCAGTTCTACCTGACAAACCAAATGTTGCCATAAAGTGAGTAATTACTTTTGGTGCACCCTCTTGTTGCCAAGAATATGGTCCAGTATCTTTCTTATAGTAAGCACTGTCATTCCCCATAAGCATACTCGCTAAGTCATCAATAATCTTTACATACATTTTAAGAGTAGAACCAAATGCTGGTGAAGTTACACCAATGAACTTAGCATATTCATTCAACCCTAATCCTGGTATAGGCATAAAGGTAGAGGTCTCTTGTTTCACACCCATCATCAAAAACAACATGTGGTTTACCATATAACCTCTGAGTTGGAAATCAGGAGTAAATGCTGGTCCTGATCTAGCGCGGATCTTTTCCCATCTAGCTTCATCATCATCATCATATCCAAAGAGTAATAGAATTCCAAGTACTGCAAGTAACACAGATACTCCTTCTCCTATAGTTCTTTTAAGATCCACCTTTTCTTGGGCTGTCATATAAAGATATGCATCTGATTTATACGTGAGCATTTTCTTAAGTGCAGCAAGCGCACCTATATAATAACCGCGGGTAGGTTTTCCTAATGCCCAATCATATCTGTAACCACCTACGTTTCCTGACTTGGTATCCATACCAAATCTATTCACAAAACCTGGTGTAGCCCATTTACGCATAAAGAAAAATAATCTATAGGCTAGGTATTTGTTTCCTTCAGCTTGACCAAATGAATCATAAGCACCATATAGTCTTCTTGATACTGCTTGGAACTGGTTGCGGAATTGTTTAAACTTCATGGCTTTAGAGATAATTAACTCTTGGCCTTCTTGTAGTTGTGATGCTTCTCTGATACTGTTCTTTGCTTTAAGATCTTCTACAGACATAGAGTACTTATCTGCAATTTCTTGTAGAGTTTCTCCTGGAATATATTCATGAGTAATCTCTCTATTTCCCCATTCAGGATCAATACCCTGTTTAAGCGTGATGATACCATTCTCATCTAGCTCCCACGCATCAATGTATCTGATAGGTACTACACCGCTAGCTGTTTTCATGTCCAAGTATTTATGGTGCATGAATCCTCCAAACAACTGCATAGCAGCTTCCATTTCCCCAAACTTTCTGAAGTCATACATCCATGATCCATCAAGTAAGTCTTTTGCCATTGTTCTTGTGATAGATCTACCGTGCTCTTCTTTAGCTTTAAAGAATGGGTCAAATCTTTGAATCAACTGAACTGATAAACTCTGACCACCTTTCGTGTAAATACCTGTAGTAGCCCACTCAATCATTGTCTTTTTTACCCACGGTTGTGCAGTAAAATAAGATTGTAAACTGACGTACTCACCTCCAGTAGATTCAATAATATTCTGCATAACCTGACCATACCTATTCTTTAAATCTGAAGGTATGTTTACTGCTAGTGTTGCTCTACCGGCAGCTTTGGTCATACCATTAATCAGTTTATGTAACCATGGGTTAGACTCTTCTACACCTACTACTTGTCTACCATGATAGGTTCTTTCAAACAAGGCTCTGAATTGTTCAAGTCTATTATAAGTAATACTCTTACCGGCACCCGCAGGTTTTAATTTCCCTGTAAGCTTGGCTACTTTCTTGTCAAACTTATTAGGTTGTTTCAGTGGGTTGTCTTCAAGTGTCTCAAGAATACCTTTAGCTAAGTCAACTGTATCAATTAACTTAGTTTGCATCTTAGCAGATGTCTGGTATCTCATTAGGTTATCAATGATATTTGGAGATACCTCATTGATAGGAATGTTATACAATCCTGATATAGGGATATAAGACAACTGGTTACCTTGAAGGTCAGTAGTTACAAGCTGTTGATTCACATCAAAGTTTGCATTAGACTCATACTCATCAGCTTTAAGTTTTCTGTTTAAGATAGATTTATCTAACTGATACCTGATACTACCTCTAAGGACTTCTAAGTTATTCTTATACTTACCACCTTGTATACTTTCTAAGGTTCCACTTACACCAAATCTTGGCATATCATTCCAAAGCTTAGATCCTCTAGGTAGATCTTCCTGGTTTTTGTGATGGAACTCCTTGAGAAGCTCAATTAATTTAAACTGAGAACTGTTGGCGTTTTTCATTGCCAAGTATTCTTGGTTCACATACTTGTCACTAACAGCACTATTAGGATCATTAAGATCATACGGCCTTGGCAAGAATTGGTATTCATTGTCCACATATATGCCAACATAATCATCCCAGTTAGCGCCAAGAGGGATAGTTCTAAATTCATCTTTTACTTGGTATTTAGAGTGACGTGCATTAGGCTTACCTCTGAACTCTATATCTTTTCCAGTAATCCTATCTTTAACTTTAGTAATAACTAGATGCTCAGGGTTAGAAGGTACGGATACAGAATAAGCCATTAGTCTTTCATATACTGTAGATTGTTTAGCCTTTCTTTTACCCTTCTGTTTCTCATACTTAGTTTTAGTAACATGATTAGCAGTAAACCAGTTGCTAAACTTTTTGTCTTTCTCTAAGAGTTCTACTATCTGGTCACCATTAATAAAGTCATTAGCATCTGCAGATTTTACTTCCGGGAGACCCATCTTAACCAAATAGTGGTTAAGTGCATCCATGTAATATTCTGTAGGTACCTTAGATGATAACTCAGATAGTCTATTAAAGATACCTGTCATCTCTGCATGTTCAGTAGCAGTAAGTCCTCCTGATTGCATATCACTGAGCTTTACAAATCTCTTTGTTTCTGCCGGGCTCAGTTTTTCATTAGTCTCAACCTTTTCACGGTATGCTTCAAGCTCATCTAACTGTTCTCTAGTTAAACCTAACTTAGAGTTGTAACTGTTTTTAAAATCATTGATCTTTTGTTGAAGCTCTTTGACCATCTTTAATCTGTCAACTCCAAGTTCAGACGGCACCGGTTGGTTCTTTTCATCCTTAAATGCATATATCAATTCAAAGATATCCCCATAGGCTTCACTAAGATTAAAAGTCTCTTTAGCAGCTACGTTTTGTTTAGCTTGAAGTACCTTAAGTCTTTCAATGTCTTTTACTTTAGCATCATAGTATTCCTGAGCATAAACAAGCATGATGTTTTGTTTATCCCACTCACTCATGCGTTTTTTCCATTCAGGGCTATCTCTCTTTACACCTTCTGCATCAAGTAGATTTGCAAATTCATTGTATGCTCTTTCTAAAGAACCCGGTACCTCTACAAACTCATAGTACTTTCTGTTCTTATCACGGTATTCACGGAGAAGCATAGCCTTACTTAAGTCATATCTTCCTGTAGCAGGGTCATCAAACTTAGGTGTACCATCTATATAGTTAAGCTCAAAGAGTTGTTGATATCCTTTCCAAGCAGCTTGTGCTGTAGAGTAACTCTCAAATCTTTCCATCTCATTTGAGTACTTGTCCGTCTCTGCGGCAAAGTTATCTAGTGCAGTTTGTCTATCTATCCATGCTAATCTACCTATAGGAGTATCAAAGACTTCATCAGCTTTGTATACTTCAGGTAAGAACATATCATATAGATAATCAATTGAGAGCTTTCTAAGTTCTGCTGCGCTATCTTTAATCTTATCTCTGTCACCAGTTTCTTTGGCTTCTTCAAACTTATATGCTAGCTCTGCTCTATCAGCACGGTAACCCTTGTGCTCATTCTGCAGTGTGTAAACCTTTACTCTTTCACCTTCACCTTTTGAGTTTACATGGAATACCTCATCTTCAAATGTAGTAAGCTCAAGTATCTGCCGCGTCTTATTAGGATTGTAACCCACAGCTTTAAGTAATGGCTCAAGCTTTTGTCTAAATACTTCAGATGAATCCATCACTTCTTGCATGGCATTGGTCTCAATGTCATTTACAAATATTGCAAAGGCACCTACTATAGGATCATTACTAGATGTGTAAGCCTCAAGCATTCTATTGAACCAAGAAGCATCTGCTTCCGTACCAGATAGTAATCCCCGGATTCTTTCTTCAGTGATTCTGTATTTTCTAAAGTGATCAATAAAAGCACCAACTCCTTGTGCACTAAGATTCTTATCTTTAAGTGCATTTATTTCCTCATCTGTGATTGTATTACTTACAATTCTCTCATAGAGGTCATCTATCTCAGCTTCTGATAGGCGCGCGCTAAGCTGGTCAAGATTCTGTTTAAGCTCTTTATTTACAAAGTCATTCATATACTGAGTATACTCTTTGTAGAATTCTGTAGCTCTCTCAAACTTAATCTTAGTGATTAGATTTTTAGATCTCTGAATAGTTGTATTTGTCTGACTTAACATCTGAGCAAACGGATTGTCTGTCTTCATTGCAAAGTCACGTACAAGCAAGTCATCTGTATCTTTAATCAACTCACCATAGGCAGTAACTGTACTATTAAAGACAGCCAAGAGTTTTTCACCTTGACGGGAAGTATACTCACCACTTCTAATAAGATCATTCAAACTGTCATAGATGTTATCCATAACATTGTTAATAACTGAGAAGCTATAGACAACAGTTGTTGCCTGTAAAGTGAGCTCCTGTAATCTTCTGATTTCTGCATCTACAGTATCATCAACTATCTGAGCTCTACTTCTTTTTGCAGATATCTGTACGGTCTGGAACTTTCTAACACTGGCCTGAACATCTTTAATCAAACGCTGACCTTCATTCTCAAACATGGCTTTTTCCAAGACCTTGTACTGAGGACTCTTTTTACTTACTCTTTTAGCAACATCTAACACCTCTTTATTTCTAAAGAAGAAGTCATTGATTATTGCTATCATAGCATCAGCACTAATATTTTTAGCAAGGTCCTTACTAGTATTATCTAACTTGTTGATACGGGCTTTCTCTGCTCTGGCAAACTGGGCTACCTCCTCATCAGTCATCTTACTAGCAATCTCAAAGCTTTGGGTTAATACCTTTTGTGCTAATTGATCTAGTGTAGTATTAGCATTTATGTCAGCAACATCTACTCTACCAAAGATACCTTTAAGGGCCTGCTTGATTGCGTACAGTAAGTTTCTAATAAATCTAGAGAAGCCGTCTGTTTCAATCTCTTGTCTTATTTGGTTGGTTGCTCTCTTACTTAATGCATGTACTAGCATCTCTTCTTTATACAGAACGCTTCCCTCTGGTAGTTCAGGATAGAGTCTAGCCATTTTCTCTTTAAGCATCTGACCTTCATCTGTACCCATAAGTTGGTCATACAAGTTATCAAATAGCCTAGAGTTATCTCTTCTAATTGCAGCTATGAGGGGATGGGAAAATTCATGTAGTGCTGTATCTAATGTAAGACCTCCTTCTATAAAGTACACTGTACCGGCATAATAGAATGCTGGCTCACCATTATATTTGATAGGAGAATTTTTTAGAATCCTAGAAGCTTCCTCCCGGGTGATTTGTTGGTAAGGAGTCTTCATAGACTCAGATAATTTCTGAGCAAAGATAGTACCTAGTACAGCTGATCTTTCTATGTCCATGTCACTCTTGACACCCATATTCATGGGACCTTCACCATATGCATATACTAGGTCTTCATTGATGTGAGCCTGGTTATCCATAATAAGTTCCGCCCATACCATGTTGGTAAGTGGATCTAAAGCATCAGATACCAATGTTAAGCCATCCGCTTTAAGCGTTTCTCCTAGCTCAATCACAGCGTTCTTCAGTACCCCGCTTTTCTTATATTCATCAGGTATATTTGCAAAGTTGATTACAGCATAATTACCGCTAAGACCATATGAAATGTCCCCAACTCTGATACCGTCCACCATAACTGGCACGCTCTCATTGTTCTCACCGTAATATTCAGTCTGACTCAAATCTATATTCTCAAATACATTAAGTCCAGTAGGGTCATTAACAAACCTTCTAAAGCCCTCAATATCTTGTTCTGAACCTAGTATGTGGATTTGCTCAGGTTCAAATACTAATAACTCTTTAATATTACCAAGTTGATTGTTGACACTATCATATCCAAATTTTTCATTTAAAAGATCAGAAATGGATTTTGTAATAACAGGGAAATTGTTTGCAATATCTATATACTTTCTATTAGTGTTTCTGTTTAAAGTATCACTATCAACACCCAACATTTCTGCAACTACACTATAATAACTTGAAGGCATAAATTTTGGATCTTTTTCCTTAAGCTTCTTTACTATGTCATTATAAGTCTCTCCGTATTTTTTAAATGTTTTTTTTACGTTTACTATAACAGGTATACTATACTTTCTTGACATAGAATATCCTTGGGACTTTCTTTTAAAGTCTTTCCATGCTTCTTCCCATTGCTCTTCAGTAAAATTACGTTCTTCCCAATTAGAATAATCTGGATCAGTTAATATGTTATTTTTATCTTCAAGAAACTCTTCTCTAAGTTCTACTATACTAACATTTTTTCTAAAATAAAAGTAAAACCCATCTCCAAGAAATAAACCATCACCTTGATTAATTCTTTCTTTAAGAAATCCTTCAGATACTATATCCCCATTGTAAGCATCATGATAAACAATATCTTTTACAGTGCTTTCAGGAAAGATACTATTTAGATAAGCAGTGTATTGTTCTTGTGTACCTATGGTAACTAGTTCTGGATTATTATCAAAGAGTTCTTTTACACCTTCTTTAGGCTCCTCTCTCATAAAAGAAGCTATGTCATCTTCATTAGAAGCTTCTCTCTTTTGCATGAGCAACTTAGTCTCCTGCTCATCAATTAACCCGTCTAATACTGAGAAGAGCAGTTCATTAGGTTCAGCTCTATATATAACATTCCCGTTTACTTTTTTGTCAGATACACTGTATAGTAGTTCACCTGGTGTAGGTGCTAGACCATAAGTTCTTTTGGCAAACTCAGTTAGTCTAAGATTAGCATCATCAAATCTTTGGAAGTCTTGAATTACTCTTACGTCACTAATGATGTTTTCAGCCTTAAGCATATCAAGGCTGTTCATCTTACTACTACACTCCATTATATCTTACATTTAAAGGGATTATTCTCCTCATCAAAATTAAACTCTATTTCAGCATCACTGATACCTTGTTCTTCCGCTATCATCTCTACAACTTCTGCATACATGGTAGAACCCGGATTCACATATCCAAACTCCTCATAGAGTCTTTTACTTAAATATACAAATAATTCTTTAGGCATCAAGCGTACATCACCAAATCCAGTCTTAGGGAATGCTATCTTAACACCTCTAGACAAGTCATGTTGTATCTCCTCTATAGCATCCTCAAACAATCCTTTTACTGCAAAAAACGCCTTAGATTTTACTCCTGTAAAGTTATCATTTAATGCTAAATTAGAAGTAGGGAAAAGTATAGTCATTGACTCATCAATCTTACTCAGTCTTGATTGACCTTCAAAGATCTTTGTTTTATCTGTCATCAAAGCTCTTGGTGAGTTAGCTACAAAAACAATATCTGGATGTTTAGCAACCATCTCCTTATATTCTTCTTCTGAATCTAAATAAATATAAAGATTAGGTGTATTGGTAGCTTTTATATAGTTGCTTCTTGGCTCCTTTTTCTTCCTTGCTTCTTTTGGACGTGGGATATTCTCAAGATCATTTACAAAGAAAAGCTCTTTAAATCTGCTCTTCTCTGAATTAAGCATGTTGTTTTGATTAATAAACAGATTAAAAAATCTATTTAGTAAAGTATCAACTTTTTCTTCATCATCAAGAATATCCATGAACATGTCACCTTGATCTCTCATGAGGTCAGTATACAATTCTAAAGGAACTACATTATTGAAGTTCATCTTAGTTTTGTTAAGTCCAGTTTGCATCAAAGACATCAATGGCATTCTTGAGAAGAAATCACTTATTAATTTGTTTTCTTCTGGATCAGCTACTTTAACTACTCCTGGATTAGCAAGGTCAGCAAAGTTCTTATTATAAAGATTAGACAAAGAGTTGGTAAAGTCCTTCTCATTCAGATACAAGTTAAATACACTTTCTGTAGAGTTAGTATCTAGCATTAGTCTGCTAAGTACCGGATATTCTTTTTTAAGTTTTCCTCCGTACACCTCTTCATCTCTTTGCATTAACTCTTTGAATTTAACAGCATATGCATTCTCTGGATCTTTAAACATCTTATGAGGATTGTAAGTGTTATCCAGGGCCTTCATAGCTAGTATCTTCTCATAAGCATATCTTGCTTGAGCAACTTTATCTAACTCAGGTTTAGTAATCTTTATTCCTCTTAGCTCACTGTTAAATTCAGCAGTCTTACTAATCTCTTCTGTAGAGTAAATAGATCTCAGGTATTCTCTCTCAGCTACAAAAGCATAATACTCTGCTATGTTAGTAGTTCCATTAGACTTAAAGTATGATGAATCTAGTGCGTATAAGCCTCTATCTTCATATGAACCCTCAAACTCAGAACCTTCTTTCCATAAACCATACTCAAAGTCTTGACGCAACTGCATCTCATCAATGTAAAGAGTGTCCTGACCTTGATCATTTTTCTTTACATAAGCACCAAACTTCAAGTTGTCTACTAGATTTACAGGAATTTTTGTGCTTGTGTTGTAACCTTTGTAAGCTGGACCTAGATTAAACTTTCTCAATGCATTCTGAAGAAGCATACTCACTAGATCATTTCTAAAGGTTCCAATCATTTGTGCAATTTTCCCTGACCCAAAAGTATTGTCTACATTGCTTTTGAACATTTTAAGATTTGTAACAATCCATTCAGATAAATTAGGGTGATATCTTAATGGCATCAAAGGTTGCAGCAAAGCTAGTATAAGATCATTATTATACATTGCACTAGTTACCGAGTCATACCTTAAGGCTGTTCTTAAATCTTGGTCAATCTTAGTATCATCTTCAAGATCTTTTCTTGCAGACTCAGTTAATTCTACATCAGCACCCGTTGAATCAGTTTTTGTATCAGGGTTTGAGTTTATCTTTAATTTTGTAAGACCTTCAATCTGTTGTTCTATCTCTAGGAAGTGCAAGAACATAAGTTGAGATAATCCACTATACTTTATTTTATTGGCAGCTGTCTGAGCCTTTTTTACTAGTTTTTCTAGTTCAGCTTCTAACGGCATTCTTCCGTTTTTGTCAAAAAATTCAGCTTCAATCTTACCCTGACGCACTTGAGAATTTTTAATAAGCTCTAACATTTCTGCCTCATTGAAGTTTCTATCTTTTTCTCCAAAGTATTTATCTGAAAGAGCACGTCTCTGAGCATAGTATTTATCACTAGTTATAGGAGTATCAAATGCTTTTTTCATTACACGGTAAGCAGCATCCTTCTTTACATTGCTTTTTGAATCAGATTTTTTACCAAGTGGTTCAGCAAATGTACTATTACCTTGTCTTTGTTCTTTTACATACTCTCTAACTAGTGGTTGTGAAACAAAGAAGATAGCTTCTTTTACAGGTACCCCAGCTTTAATTAGGTATAGCGTTGTTGAAGCAAGCTCATAGTTTCCTTGGATAAAGAAGATCCATGCATCTTTCTCAACATCCACCCATCCATTGATAGACTGGGAGAACAAGTCAGCTACTTTGTGTACATTATCTACATCATATCTACTAGCTATTGATATTACTTCATCACCATCTTTATTAATTGTAGTGTGGTGTCTAAGGAGTAACTCCATCTTTCTTGGTGTCTTACTTTTACCCTGCAGGTATGTAGCCGGCATCTTAGCATCTAATGAATTCATGATTACATTAAATGTGTTTTCTATAGCTCCAAGACCAAGGGTTTTCTTACCAATCTCATTAGACTCATGCTTGTATATGTTGTATCCAGATTCTAGAACACGCGTAGGACTAATGACCTTTTTAACTGTCTTTACTCCATTCTCATCTACGTTTTTGTAGTTTGGTGAATCAGAAGACATGTTCTTATAAGGGTCATACTCCATCACATATTGAGCAAGCTCATCTGCAATTGGCTTTAGAATATAAGTACCGTTTGGTCTAATCAATGAAGGGTAGTTCTGTGGAAGCTCAAGAATGTTTTTGATGTCTTCTATGAGTTCATTCTCTAATGCAGCTTTCTGAGCTTTGATAATCTCAGTGTGAGACTCTTTATTCTTTCTAGCTTCAGCTACGGCATCTTTTAGAATCTGAATGCTCTCTTCTTTAGTTTTACCTTTTTTAAGTAGTCTACCTTTTACAGTACCGTCCTCAGATATGTTGGGCATAAACGTAGTCAACTTATCAATATCAAAGTCAGCTCCTGATTTAGCAACAATCTCAGATGGTGGTATAATAATATTCCCGGCTTCTGGTGGAAGGAAGTGATACACCTCCATAAATTCCATAGAGTTAAGACCCTGTACTGGAATTCTCACAGCAGCCATAGTTACTGCTTGTCTGTTAGTACCTTTATCTAACCAAGAGTCTTCTTTAATCATTTCATTGAGACGGTCAATAGTACCAATCTCTTCTCCATCATTATGCTCTAGGTTCAACAGATAGTTAAAGTCACCTTGTAAGGCAACCATAACTTTCATAGCTGCTGTAGTACCGTCTGTTGTTGTAGTAACTTTTGGTTTTCTACCTGCAATGACATCTTTTAGATACTGTATCTCATCTCTAAGAGCTTGTTGATGGGTAGGAGTCCAATAAGCTGACTGTTCCTCTTGTATCCTTTCTTTAGTTTTTAAAGCTGCCTTTAGACTTTCCTTACTTGCATTTTTGTATAATGCATCAAGGTCAATAATTTTTCTATGGTATGTTGGCAGGAAGTTAGACCCTTTGTATTTTTTCTTCTGTGCTTCTGTAGCATTAGTAAGATCAGCAATAGGACTTCCAAACACTCCTTCATACATAGCAGCAGATACCTGAACCAATGGCTCACCTTTTACTTTCTGCTTGATGATTTTCTTGTTGATTACAGATAGTAACAACTTCTCAATCTTCGGTGCTTCAGGGTGTAGTGATAAGTCATTTCTCAATGAACCATCTTCAGTTACATCTATAAAGCCTTCAATCAAGTGGTCACCCAATGTGTCATCTCTCTCAAGTTCCTGGCGAATAAGTTCAGCTAGTTTTTCTGTGCTCTTTTTATCTCTAGGTGTATAGACAAGTTTACCATCTACGGTCTTCTCATCATAACCAATCTTCTCTAGTAATTCTACTTTAAGAATATTAGTGTACTCAAAGACATTATCAATGTAGCGCTTTACTTTATCACTAGTAATCTGAGTCTCATCAGTAGACTGTATTACACCTCTCTCATAAAGACCCTCAAGGATCAACTTACGTAACTGAGTAGAGAAGATAGACTTCTCTTTATATGTACTGTTAAGTTCTGTCTGATTCTTCAAGAACTCAGAGAATACTTTATTTACTGTAAACTTAGAGTCTTTAATTAGATCACCATTTTCATCAAAGATAGTATCACCCTTTCCGTCTGGTGCAATGTGTCCTACTTTAGAACCTGACTGAAAGACTACATAGTCTACATTGTCCTTCATCATCTTGTCATGTAGCGCAGATAGTTTTGCTGATCCTGTTACAGAAGGAATAAGTGGGGCTAATGAGAACTTATGGAATGATGTAACAGACAAACCTTTTGTGTCTATGTTTCCAAAGTACTGTAACTTATAAGGTGGGAAGTATTCAATGATATCTTCTACTGATAGCTTATCACCGTTTACAATTCTTTTATATAGCTCTTCTTGTTCATCAGTCCAGTTACCCTCCAAAGTCTTAAGCATGCGGTAAGACTCTAGAGTAACATGTCCCTGACCATCACCTTCTTCCATGCCTAAGTATGCCTTAGCTTCAGTTTCTGAAAGCTTCTTAGCATAGTCTTTTTTGTTCTTAATAGTCTTGTTATCCTTAAGACGGGTTAAGATATCTTGATAAAGAGTTTCTTTGTACTCATCATACATGATTGAGTTAAGCGTTTTCTCTTTAATGATAGCTGTGTGTATTCTACCATCATAGTTTCTAATGTTATACCCTTTCTTCTGAGCATAAAGTCTAGGGAAGAGTGAGCTGTTGATATAGTCTCTTGCTCTTTGGTCAGCTCTAAAACCTCTTCCTGGAGCTGTCATACCTGCATTACGCTTATGGAACTCTTCTTTCTCATGGTTATACTGAGCTAAGTCTCCGTAAGTAAGAATCACTGACTCATAGTTATGAATCCAAGAGTTGTATGTATAGGCTTTAATTAAGATTTCATCAACTTGCTTTCTTGTCAAACCTTCTTGTGTAGCAACCTCAGTCAAAGCTGGATCAACATATCTAGCTTTACTTAAAACATCTAGATTGATTTTAGTTTGCTTGTCAAAATAGTTATCTACATCATTTTTTAAAGCTTGATACAGATCATCATTTTCATCTAAAGCCTCAAGTAAATCTCCATCTATATCATAAAGCATTTCTTTAGTGTCTTCAGTAAGAACATCATCAAATGCTGTAAATACTTCACCTGCCATTACAATAGTCCCGTCTTTCTTTCTGACTTTTCTATTGTAACCAGCCCAGTTCTTCATCTGCAATTCTGTATCTGTGATACTATCATCTTTGAGATTAGCTTTAAATCTCTGGATTCTTTCAAGCTCACCAGCTACATAACCTTTGATAATATCAAATGCTTCTAGTTCACCCTCACCTCTACGGGCAGGACGGAAATCAGCAATGTCTACATAAAGATAGTCTGTTTCTTTTCCTGGATTATCAAAGTTAGCAGTGTCTACTTTTCTAGCTCTGATACCTTGAGCCATAGACTTAGATGCGTGACGCATGAACTCCTGAACACCACGTAACAACATAGTATTCATTTCTTGTAGGAACTTAGTAGTTGCATCAGCAGAACTTGTAGATACACCATCTTCTGGAGTTAAGCTACCTTCTTCTAATACCTGAGTACCCGCTACGTTGATTACTTCTAGCTCATTAAATCCTTCATCACTTACTCTTCTTCTCTCTCCAAACTTGCTATTCATTGGATCCATATAGAAGATAGAGTTCATATTAACACTATGCTTGATATGTGGATTGTTTGAATCTCTCAACCAACGCATGTGTCTGAAGTCACCATCTACATCAAACTCTTGCTCATCTTCATCAATCAGATACTTAAAGCTTTTTGCCTTGTTTAGGGCACCCATTGTACGGGTAAGTGTACTGTCTAAGAAGTGTTCCCAAACACGGTTTCTCTCAGGACTAAGTACACTAAAGTTAGCATAGTTATCAGAGAACTTAATGTTTATCTCAGCTAATTCTCTTAGTCTTGTTCTTACATCCTCTGCATTCTCAGCACTCTCTCTTAAGTCTTCAGGTAAACCATCCATCAAGTACTTAATAGGATTACGGCTGAACTCTTTAGCAGCTGCTACTTTTTTAAGATCATCTGACTTAGCAGCTTTGTTGATCATCTTGAGCAAGCTGAAGATATAATCTACTCCATACACTTTTGCAAAACCAGACTTTTCCATCATAGCGCTGATCTCAGCACTTGTTCTATCTAAGGTAATTCCAAGAGCTTCAAGAAACTCAAATGATCTTTTAAAATCAAATTTATCACCTTTACTAAATTCAGAAATAATCAAATCAATGTCTAATATGTTTGATAACTTATCCTTGGTGATAAAATTATTAGGAGAAGGGTCAGCTAGTTGGAAGTTAGCAGACCATACTTTGAATACAGCATAAACATCAAAGTTTGCATTTACTATACTAGATGAGAACTCTGTTTTATCAGGGATACCTTCCTCTAATGAAGCTACTTGTCTTTTAGTAATGTTCAATTGTACATATGGGATTCTTGGCTTTTTAAAATCTTGCCAAAATCTTGTTGTAGTATTGAACTCAGCTGTACTTTTATAGGATTCGCTTGATAGAGGATTATGTAACATCTCCATCAGTTGGTTAAACTCTGGATAGTTTTTTGAATATTCCATCAGCTTAACATAGATTTCCTCATCAGTGAGTGAACCGGCAAGTGTTCTTGCTAGCTTATTCCACATGATATCTTTAGACTCAAGGATATCAAAACCTAGTTTATCCTGTACTCTAGTAAAGGTACCGTCTTTATTTTTGTCTACTTTGAAGATACTTGAGATAAGCATTAGGGTATCTTCTGAAGCTAGTTCTTTAGATGATTTAGTATTACCTTCTGTAGATGGGATAATCTGACCTACAGAATCTATAGCAGCTTCATCTTCATCTACTTCTACATAGGTATCTTTTAATACATTAAATCTTGTGTTATTAATATGGTAAGCAACAAGACCTTTCTTTTCTTTACCTTTTAGAGAAATATCTATGTCTCCAAAATTGTCTACCATTTTGCTTAAGAGCAAGACATTATCAGAAAGTACAGCTTGAGTATCTAGATCTGGAGTATCACTTTGTCTATTCTCAGAAGCTAGTTCTTTGAGTTCTCTTTGAGCTATGTCTCTTTTAAGTATTAGCCTTTCAAGTATTTTTGCATAAGTTTTTTCTCTATTTAAACCATCATTCAAAATTCTTGAAACACCAGCTGTTGTTTTAAAATACGCGTTATAGTCTAAGAAAACATCCGCCATGATACTATCCATTGCATCTACGGCTCTCTTAGAGTCATCAATGGTAAATGGACTGTAGTTTTTACTTTCAGATTTTATAACTTCAATAGCTTTAGATCTGTTGAGTACATTGAACTCAGGCATTACATTTTCTATAGCCGGAGTAAGATGGTTGATGTCACCTTTGTACAATGCATCAAAGTATCCTTTTACTTCAGCTATGTCTCTTGGTCTAGTGAGGTCTCTCTTTGTAAGCTTACCAAATAGTAATCTTATGGCTCTTGCAATTCTATCAAAGATTCTTCCAATGATACCTTTAGGCTTAGTCTTACCAAGCATGAAGTCTCTGAAGTCTTCCGCTATTGCTTCTTCTATATCTATGAATTCTGCATTAGCCCACTTAGGAGACTTTCTCATTGCTTCATATAGTGCCGTCTTCTCATCTATACTCAAGTACAACTGAGAGAATGCATGCCATGCTTCGTGATAAAGGTCAACAGATGTACCACCATCAGCTTGATTTAATGTAATACCTGCACGTGACCATGTTGCAAATGCATCAGAGTTTAGTATCTCAGTAATTACAGTAACAGGAATAAGCAGGTTACCCTCTTTATCTTTTGCTGTAGACAAAGGGGAATTACTCCACCAGTTGTCAGCTCTCTTTTTATCCGCTTCAGTAACAAAGTATTTATCAAAGAAAGATGCTACACTCATTGATCTATTAAAGCCACTGAAATTAATAGCACTCTCACTTAATATTTTTCTGTCTTCCTCTGAAAGAACTTCTTTTGTTTTAGCAACCGTTTTAGCTGCAGTTTTTGATGGAGTTGCTTTAGTCTTAAATCTAGCCTTGAACTTAGTTTCCTTTGAACGTCTATCTGGGGCAGCCTTTTTACCTTTAGCAAACTTATTTACAGGCTTAGACATTTCTTTAGTCCACCAATCTTTTGGTGCTACTACTTTAGTCTCAAGACCTAATCTAGCAGCAGCTTTTGTAGCAGCTTCTTCAATACCTGTCTGACCTGTGGTAATAACATTTGTAATTTCTAATTTAAGATTACTAGATTCTACAACAGCTTTAAGAGTATTGTACATAAAATTATCTAGTACATCTTGAGTATAACCTTTTAGTGCAGTAATATCTCCACCTGTAATAGTAAGCACTCCGCCTGGGGATGCATTAATTTGAATTACTAGATTATTAATAGCAGCTGGTGTTAATTCAAGCTTCCCACCACGTTTACTAAAGGTTTGAGGAAAGTATGGTTTACCAGTGCTATCTACTGCATTCTGTGTAACTGTATTAGAACCACCTGTAACATTTGCAGGATTGAATGCTAGCACTAAGTCTGCCATAGCAATTACAGCTTGCTTTACTGGAGCATATCCTGCAGTCTTGTGCTCTGAGAAAGTAATCTTTCCAATGTTTTCCGTTACATCTTCCTCTTCTG